GGAAATCGAAGAGCAGGCAAAAGATTCTAATAAAGAACTAGGTCTTCCAGCACTAGATTCTGATGATGGTCGAGAAGAATCAGAGGAAGATGGAGAAGAAGGAACATCTAAAGCTGCTGATCCTAAAACAAAGAAGTCTAAAGCATCTGCAAAAGCAGAAGCTAAAGAAGTAGAAGAGGGTGAACTTCCCCCTGCCTTGAAAAAAGCTATCGACGCTAAAAAAGGTAAAGATGAAGACGAAGATGAAGACGAAGAGAAGAAAGAAGAAATCGAAGTTAATGTTGAAGAAGACGTTGCTGCACTAGTAGACGGTGAAGAACTTTCTGAAGCATTCAAAACTAAAGCTGCAACAATCTTTGAAGCAGCAGTCAAGTCTAAGATTTCCAAAATTCGTAAACAGATTCGTGAAGAGTCTAAGAAAGAGCAAGATGAGCGTATCGAATCCATGCAGGAAGAAATGACAGAGAGTATGGATAAGTATCTCAACTATGCTGCTAAAGAATGGATGACAGAGAATAAACTTGCTGTTGAAACTGGTGTTCGTAACGAAGTCACAGAGAGTTTCATCATTGGTTTGAAGAAGTTGTTTGAAGAGTATTACATTGATGTTCCAGAAGAAAAAGAAGACGTATTTGAAAGTCTAGTTGTTGAAGTTGCAGAACTTGAAGAAAAACTAGACAAACAAGCCGAGAAGCACATGGACACAGTGAAAGAATTAAATACCTATAAAGCTGCTTCTGTATTTAAGACTGTTTCAGAAGGAATGGTTGATACTGATGTAGAAAAGTTTTCTGAATTGACAGAAGACGTTGACTACGATACTGACGAACAGTATGCGGAAAAACTGAACACAATTAAGAATAGCTATTTCAAATCAGATAAGAAAGAAGATGTTGTAGATAATAAGAAAACTGCCGGCACTAATAATCCAGTTGTAGATGGAACAAGTGATAGTCGTATGGACGGTGTAATGAATGCAATTTCTCACTTATCAAAAAAATAATGGAATGAGTGAAGGTTAACTTAATTAATTAAATAAAATTTAAAGGAGTAAGAAAATGTATTTATCAGAAAACATTCAGGAGAAATGGGCCCCAGTAATGGAGCACAAAGACCTTCCTGAGATTAAAGATTCATATCGAAGAGACGTAACATTGCGTCTTTTGGAAAATCAAGAGAAGTTTCTTAAAGAAGCTGCTCCTACCAATCACACTGGTGTTAGTATTGATAACTGGGATCCAATTTTGATTTCCCTAGTTCGTCGCTCTATGCCTCAGATGATTGCTTATGATGTTGCTGGTGTTCAACCAATGACTGGCCCTACGGGCTTGATCTTTGCAATGAAATCCCGTTACACAAACCAGACTGGTACAGAAGCATTTGGTGCTGCTGGTACTGGTGCAGATGAGTCTGATACAGATTTCTCTGGTACAGGTACACACGTTGAAACAGACTCTTCAAATAATCCTTTCGCTGGTACATGGACGAATGGTATTGGTATGTCTACAGCTTCTGCTGAAGACCTCGGAGCTGGTGGAACTTTTGGCGAGATGGCTTTCTCTATCGACAAAACTTCCGTAACTGCAAAATCTCGAGCACTGAAAGCTGAATACTCTACGGAGTTGGCACAGGACTTGAAAGCAGTTCATGGTTTGGATGCTGAGACAGAATTGGCAAATATCCTTTCAACGGAAATCTTGCAAGATATTAACCGAGAAGTTATTCGTACAATTCTTACTGTTGCTAAACCTGGCGCACAAGCTAATGTAACTACAGCAGGAACATTCGATTTGGATACTGATTCAAATGGTCGATGGTCTGTTGAGAAGTTCAAAGGTTTGATGTTCCAAATCGAGCGTGACCGTAATGAAGTTGGTCATCAGACTCGCCGAGGTAAAGCAAACTTTATGATCTGTTCCGCTGACGTTGCTTCTGCATTGTCAATGGCAGGTATGTTGGAATCTGGACATGCATTGAATGTTGACGATACAATGTCAACTTTTGCTGGTACAATGAATGGTATGAAAGTTTTCGTTGATCCTTACTACTCATTGGCAACTGGTCAATTCTATTGTCTTGGTTATAAGGGGTCTTCTCCTTATGATGCTGGACTTTTCTATTGTCCTTATGTTCCATTGCAGATGGTACGGGCTATGGGCGAGCAAACCTTTCAGCCCAAGATTGGCTTCAAAAC